AATACATGACATAGAGCATATCATCACAAAAGAAGATGGTATAAGAAATAAACGTGGTAAATATTGGATTGATTATAAAAAAGAGGAAATTTTTAAATTATATGAATCAGGAATAAAAGTTGAAAATATTGCTGAAAAGTTTGAAACAACAATACAGTCTGTTAAAAATGCTATTGAAAATAAATACAGACATATTAATAGAATGAAATTGTATGATTATTTTAAAAAAACAAATGGCATTGTTAATGATGGTTTAGAAATTGATGTTTTATTTTATTGGAATATCATAACTGCTAATAAATATAAAAATAAAGGAATTAATACTCTTGCTGATTTTTATAAAAACATGAAAAATTTAACTAAATCTGAAATTAAAAAAATTGAATCTCAAATTGAAAGTGCTCAATATTTTTTTAAATATTGGGAACAAGAACAAAATAAAGAATGGAGATATAATGGGTAAAGGAAGTTCACCACGTCCATTTACGGATAGGCAAAAATTTGAAAACGAGTTTGATAGAATATTTAGGAAAAATAAAAATGAGACCATGGAATCTAACAAAACAAAACCTACCATTCCTAATAGAAAAAATTCAAAATCTTGATTTTAATAAACGATGGAAAGTAGTAGTATATGAAGAATCAGAAAAAAGAAGTAATGAACAGAATGAAAGGTTATGGGGATATTTATATCCAAGCATTGGTAATTATTTAGGATTAACTCAAAAAGAAATACATGATATGTGTAAATATCAATTTCTTAGAAGTGAAGTTGTCATAAATGATGAAGTTATCACTGTATTAAAAAGCACTACAAAATTATCAGTCAAAGAGTTTGCTGATTATATGGAAAAAATTGAAATGTGGGCGGCTCAACAGGGGTGGTCTGGTGAATGAGTTTAAAAGAATTTTATTTAATTATGTTGAGAGAATTTTCAAATGGTGGACCATTACCATATAGATTTAAAACAAAAAATAAACAAGGAGTAACTAAAACATTTCCTCAATATGATGAATCTAAATTTTTGACACCGAGTCAATATTTAAAAATGATTAAAGATATTAAAGAATGGGAAGATTTAATAAATGGCAAAAACAAAACAAGAAAAAGAACATTACGATAAACTACATCAAATAGGATGTATAGTTTGTTTACGTGAAGGATTAGGGTATAGTGAGCCTATGATTCACCACACAAGATTTGACGCTGGTATGGGAATGAAATCTAGCTGGGATAAAGCAATCCCATTATGCCCAATGCATCATCAACATGGCGGATACGGAATAGCAATTCATGCTGGCGAAAAAGCATTTGAAAGAAGATTCGGAACAGAAGAAGAATTGTTAGATGCTGTTACACATTGTTTAAGAAATAGATAATGTTTGAATATGTATTAATAGTTTATATGAATATGGATAATCCTGAATACGTAGGACATTTTAAATCTTGCGCAGCTGCAAACAGTTATGTGCAAAAACATTATAAAAATGCAGAATATACATCATGTTTATATCAAGACTATATTAACCTTCCAAAAAATTTAATTAAAAAGGAAATAGAATGGAAATAAAACAAATTAACCCAAACGATTTAGTTCCGTATGATAAAAACAGTCGAGTTCATAGTGATTATCAAATAAATCAAATTAAAAAATCAATAGAACATTTTGGTTTCGTTAATCCTGTATTAATCAATGGTAATCATATTGTTGCAGGACACGGAAGAACTAGAGCGGCAAAAGAATTAGGATTAACTGAAATACCTGCAATAGATGTATCAAACTTATCAGAAGAACAGTTAAGAGCATACGTTATCGCTGATAATAAAATTGCAACTAATGCTGAGTGGGACCAAGAGATATTAAGAATGGAACTTGACGCATTAAAAGAACTTGATTTTGATGTAAGTATATTAGGATTTGACCCATCAGAAGTAGAAATAAAAGACATTGATTATTCTGTTCTTGATGATGATGATGATATTGAAGAAAAATTAGACTCATTAGAGCGCGAGACTCGTAGAGCAATAGAAGTTGTATTTCAGGAAGAACATTACCAAGAAGCATTTGAGTTGTTTAAATTTTGGAAACAGCAAGATGCTTATTTAGGATATATGATTCTTGATTTTTTAAGAAAAGAAAAAGAAAAGTTGAACGAAGAATTATGATACCTATTTATATACCATCATATAACAGAGCATCATCTATTAAAACAACAAAATATTTAGATAGAGCAAACGTGCCATATAAAGTTCTTTTACATTCTGATGAGTGCAGGAAAAATTATTTAGATGCTGGGATAGTCAAAGATGAAAACATTATCGTAACTCATGCACCTTTTGGTATTACTAACCAAAGAAACTGGATGGTCGATAATCTAGCAAAACAAGGTGATTGGTATATATCACTTGATGATAATATTAGAGGGTTTAAAAGAGTAGTTGATAAATATTATGAAACACATAAAAAATTAGACGTTACTCGTAAAGATATAACTCAACAAGATTTTAACCATGAAATAGAAGCAGATGAATTAATAGAACTCATGGAAAAAGATATTAAATTATGTGATGAATTAAAAATTGAGTATTTAGGATTTGCTACTGTTGATAATTTCTTTTTTAATTCTAAAAAATATAAAACAGTTGGTTATGTGATTTCTAAAGCAGTCGCAATTAAATATGCTGGATTGCGTTATGATATAAACTTAGAGGCTATGGAAGATTTTGGTTACTGTGCCGAACAGCTTAAAAAAAACAATGCTGTATTAATTAACTCTTGGATTAAACCTATTGCTGGGCATTATGAAGCTGGTGGAATAGGAACATATGAGCAGCGTGTTCCTCGTAAAATTATTGATTGTGAATATCTGATGAAAAAATATCCAAATTTATTTAGATATAAAGAAAAAAAAGGTTGCCACCCAAAAGCTGAATTACAGATTAGATTTCACAGCCCTAAACAAGTTATTGAATGGAAAAAAACTTTAAAATGAAAACATTAGAATTAAAATCGATAGAATACCCACATAAGATGGGGCAAATATGTACTGATTTAAAACCAAACGTAACAGAAGATAGTTTGTTTGTTGTAGATGGTGAGCCATTAGGATTTTATTTAAAGAGAACTCCAGAAAAACTTTTTAAATTATTAGATATTGCTAATGCAGAATTAAATTCACCCAATGTTCCTAAAGTTAAAATGGATAGAGGAACAAGAAAAATGAATGCTGCAAGAGGTATAGATGTAGTTCAACAATATAGTGCAACACTCGGTGCTTGTGTACCAAGAGCCCATATGAAAAGAGATTATGGCAGAACATCACAGCTTCATTCAGTTGATAGTGCTAAAACATTTATCAAAGCGATGTTATTAGCTTGTAAAGAGGGCGAAAAATTATTAAAAGACATTATGCCTAAACAATATGAATTACAAAAACAATTAGTAGAAGAAAATGTTCCAGAAAAATATAGATTAACTGATTTGTTTTCTAGTTCTATATCTAATTTCAATATTGCAGCTGCTTATCATCAAGACAGAGGTAATTTAAAAGGTTGCGTTAATTTTATATTTAGTAAAAAAGAAAATGCGAGAGGAGGACATTTGCACGTGCCTGAATATGATGCTGTGATAGATAATAAAGATGGTTCAATGTTAGTTTATCCAGCATATAAAAATATGCACGGAGTAACACCGATTATTCCATTATCAGAAAATGGATATAGAAATAGTTTAGTATTTTATTCAATAGACAATTTACAAAAGTTTTTTTAGGAGGAAAAATGAAACCAGTAACAAATGGTTATTTATACGAATATGACAATGGTGATAAAAAAACAAGAGATGAGGCTGTAAAAGATATATTAAATTTTATAGGTAATGAAAAATATTCTATGAATCAAATCGCTAAAGGAATTGGGTTAAATTACACATCAACAACTTCTTTAGTAAGATGGGCAAAAAGAAATAACATTATGTATGGAATAAGACGTGGTCGTAAATATCATTTCGGTGTTGGTGTTATGGAAGAAGATGCTTGTTTATTAGCTGATATGTTTTATAATAAAGAAAAAATATTAAGTAACTTTAAAATCAATAGCACAATAAAACGAAAAGTAGAAGATGCTCCAACAGATTCATACGAACTGTCAAAATCAAGAAACATTACATACGGAACTCATGTTTTTAATACTGTTTATGATTGATGGAACTAGAACGTTTACAAGATATACTTGAAGACTGGGCAAAATGGATGCGTAAAGACGACACCAGAACAGGTTATCCTTACAAATCTGTTGGTCTTGCCTCCGGTGGTGAGTCTAGCCATGGTGCATTTGACGATATGTTAAAAGATATGGATTTAGATTTAGTTCATAAAGTTAATGCTATGATTAACTCATTAGATATACAAGAACAAAACGCAATATACGCAAGATACTTAAAATCAA